AGACGGTGTTGTGAAAGAAAGAAAGAAGGAAAATGTAAAATCCTTAAATCGTCATAAAATGACAAGCCATGCCCGTTTTGCAAGCCGGAAAAAGATGTTACAGACGGGGTTAAATATCCGTATAACCCCGAAAGATGCAAACCTTAAAAGGCCCCGGATACGACCCGGAGCCAGTAACAAAACAGCCTGCGAAAGCTGATTATAAGGGGTTGCACACGTCCCCAAAAATCAGTATAACACAGGCTCCAATAAAAAGAAAGGGGTTTAATCATGGAAGATTCCAACATTATGACATTGTCAAAAATCGAGTATGAGCATCTTGTCCGGCAGTCCGAACGCATCCGAATATTGGAGCGGATGCTTGCAGACTCCAAAGAAAGATACATTGATGACGATTTTGTCAGGCAGGTTCTTAACCAGCCGTTGAGGGATAAGGATTGAAAAGAGGTGATTTGAATGGCGAACACTATTGGATTGATGGGAGAATCCGGTTCCGGCAAAACAACAAGCCTCGAAGGACTCGACCCGAAAACCACATTTATTATAAATGCGGACAAAAAAAGACTCCCATTTCGTAAGGAAATCAGGGAGAAATACACCAAAGAAAACTGCAATTATTTTGTCACAGATGACCAGAACATGGTGCTTTATTTGCTCAAAAAAATCAATGAACAAGACAATATGAAGCACATAAAAGTGGTCGTAATTGATACGATTAACGGCATTATGGTAGCCGATGAAGCCCGGAGAAGAAAGGAAAAAAACTATGATAAATGGGCAGATTTGGCGTGGAGTATCTACGGAATTATTGATTATTGTCTTGAAATGCGGGACGATTTAACAGTCATTTTGATAGCACATGTACAGCTTGACCGAGACGATGACGGCTATAAATTCGCCCACATTAAAACATCCGGAAAGAAGCTTGATAAGATTGGAATTGAGACAAAATTGACATCTGTTTTATACTCCAAAGCGATTCCGGACGGTGAAAACACACGGTATATTTTTGAAACCAGAGCCATGAATTCAACGGCAAAAACGCCACGGGGAGCATTTGAAGATCTGGAAATTCCAAACGATATTGTAGCAGTGATTAAGAAGTTGGAAGAATATTAAATCATAGAAAGGAATGAAAAAATGTTACCAACCTACAACAAAGAAGCAAGAAGAAAGAGTTTTGAATTATTGCCAAAGGGGGCATATGTTATCAAAATCAAGAGCGCAAAAGAAGATAACTGGCCTTCCGGAGACAAGGTAATCCGTATTGCTTTTGACATTGCGGAGGGCAAATACAAGGACTTTTATCAGAAAGCATTTGATTCCAATAAGAACGAAGACAAGAAGTGGCCTTATGACGCTGTTTATAGCCTTTCGGTTCCGGCTGACGGTTGCAAAGATTACGTGTGGACGAATTGGAATACCTTCTTTGCTGACCTTGAAGACAGCAACAACGGATTCGTTTTTGACGGTGATGTTAAGAAGCTGAACGGTAAATTGATAGGTGGGAAATTCAGAAATGTTCAGAGTGAACACAATGGAAATGTATATGATCATACCCGCCTTGAATGGACTTGTGTAGCTGAAGATGTGCGGTCAGGAAACCCCGGAAGGATGCCGAACGACAAGCTTATTTCTTCCAACAAATCAGAGTCAGAGGCAATCAAAACAGACCCGGACGGCTTCATGGAAATCCCCGACAATGTTGAGGAAACCATTCCATTTTGACGAATTTCGAAGTGCAAGAAATTCTTGATTCCTTCCAAATAATCGTAGACAACCGGGAACATAAAACCCCGAAAGCGTTTGAAAGATATAAGACTTTCGGGGTGCCGTACAAATTCGCAACATTGAGTTATGGTGATTACTGTGCGGATGCGATACTTCCAGACGGTCGGCACATTGTCGACACTTCCAAAACAATAAATCCTGTTTGTGTAGTTGAAAGGAAAATGAACCTTGACGAACTGGCAGGTTGCTTTGGAAATGGTCGGGAACGGTTTGAGCGTGAATTTCTCCGGGGAACTGCTGCCGGGGCAAGAATGTTTCTCTTAGTTGAGGGGGCAACGTGGGAAGCTATTTACATGCACCGATACAAAAGCAAAATGAATGTGAATTCTTTTATATCTTCTATATCCGCATGGACTGTTAGATATAACATGATTCCAATATTTTGCAAGGCAGACACATCCGGGAAGGTAATTAAGGAATTTCTATATAGAGACTTAAAGGAAAGGATACAGAGGGGTGAATTCGGATAGAGGCTATATATTGTTATACCGTAGCTTATATGATCACTGGCTCTGGAGTGATAAACCATTTAGTAAAGCACACGCATGGATCGACCTGTTGTTAATGGTTAACCATGAGGACAAAACAATATTAATGGATGGCGCACCCGTGGAAGTCAAAAGAGGAATGACAATAACAAGCGTCAGGAAGCTTGCGGATCGGTGGGGTTGGAGCCGGGCAAAGGTTACAAAATTCTTGAAGGATTTAGAACGAGAATCAATGATTATTTGTAATTTTGAAGCCGGAAAAAAAACCACGATAAACATAGTAAATTACGATATTTATCAAGACCCGCAAGCCAGACAAAAAGCCAGTGAAAAGCCAGTGGAAAGCCACTCAAAAGCCAGTGAAAAGCCTAAACAATACACTAATAAATACACTAGTAAATACACTAAAGAAAAAAAAGACCCTGCTTCTTACGAAGCACCACCGCCAGATGACGAAGTTGGAACCCCATGGAGCGAGGAGGGCTGGCATTGAAAAAAGGAATTTACGAATTCAAAGTTGAAGACGCTGAACGGTTCGCACACGAACATGGAATAATGGTAAAGCGTCAGAATGGTGAATTGCATTTTCGGAAATGTCCATATTGCGGACACAGTACGGATGACAAAAACACTTTTGCCATCAATCTGGAAACAGGTCAGTTTAAATGTCTCCGGGCTTCCTGCGGTGCGCATGGGAATATGCTGACGCTTTCAAGGGATTTCGATTTTTCACTGGGACGGGATGTAGATGAATACTACAGCGGAAAAAAGAGATTCAAACGGATACATAGAAGCGGTTATCCGGTTCCAACACCTTCAGCCATTGCTTATTTGGAAGGGCGTGGAATCAGTCGCAAGGTAATTGAACGGTATCACATTACTACCCAGACAAAGAACGATAATGTTTTGGTGTTTCCCTTTTATGACGAAAACAATATCTTGCAGTTTGCAAAGTATCGCAAGACGGATTTCGACAAGACAAAAGACAAGAGCAAAGAGTGGTGTGAGTCAGGATGCAAGCCTATCTTGTTTGGAATGGATAATTGCAACCCGGAAAACAAGACCTTGATTATGACGGAAGGACAGATCGACAGCCTGTCTGTTACTGAAGCAGGAATCGAAAACGCCGTTTCTGTTCCGACAGGTGCAAAGGGATTTACATGGGTTCCGTATTGTTGGGATTTCCTCTGCAAGTTTGATACCTTGATTGTATTCGGGGATTACGAGAACGACAAAATTACTTTGTTGGAAGAGATACAGTCAAGATTTCACGGAACTGTTAAACACGTCCGGGAACAGGATTATAAGGGCTGCAAGGACGCAAACGACATTTTGCGGAAGTTTGGAGTGGATGCGATCCGGGAAGCGGTAAAGAATGCCGAACCAGTCAAGAATCCCCGAATCATAAAGGTTGTGGACGTGAAGCGTCTGAACGTTTCTGATATGGAAAGATTCAGTACTGGAATCGGGGAACTTGACCGGACGATTGGCGGTTTCTATCTGGGCCAGCTTGCGATTATGACAGGCAAGCGAGGTTTAGGAAAGTCCACCGTAACCTCACAGTTTGGCATATACGCTATAAAGGCCGGATACAACGTTTTCTTTTATTCCGGGGAATTAATCGCCGGAATGTTTAAAGAGTGGTTCGAGCGGCAAATAGCGGGGAATAGGTGGATAAACAGCCGTTACGATGAATACCGCAAGAAACAGTATAGCATAAAAGCGGAAAATGTGAAAGACATTGAATCATGGTACGGTGAACACGCCTATTTCTATGATAACAGCGCAGTCCTTGACACGGAAACGACAGAAAACGAGACTTTGTTGGAAACCATGACAACAGCAGCAATGCAGTATAACTGCAAGGTGTTTTTTATTGATAACCTCATGACCGCCATGGATGACAACATATCAAGCGACATTTATAGGCAGCAGTCAAACTTTGTAAAAGAGCTTGCGAGATTTGCAAAAGAGTTCCGGGCGTTCGTGGTTCTGGTAGCACATCCGAAGAAGGATGAAGATAATTTTTCGCCTGATTCGGTTCTGGGAAGCTCCAATATAACAAACCTGTGTGATGTGATTTTAAGGTACACAACACCGAAGAAGGATGCCGGAACGGAAGCACCTCGTGTTTTACAGGTTTGGAAAAACAGGCTTGACGGAAAGCTGAATCAAGATGGCATTCCGCTTTATTATCAGGATTCATCAAAACGAGTTTCCGAAAGTGCAGAAACGTTCGATTTTGAATTAGGGTGGGAGCATCCCGGAGAACCTAAAGAAGAACTGGATGATGATTTCGAAATCAATCTTGATATTAATTTTGAGGATCTGTGATGAAAGCAAGCAAAGAAGAATTAAAAAAGGAAGTTGAAATGTTCAAGGATTTGTTGTCATTCCGGTGTAAATACTATCACTCGGAAGATACCGACGAATTCTGGGACACGGTTCTGAATGAATCCGAAGCACTACACGAGAAATATAACAACATGTTTTTAAGTCAGGCAATCTTATGTTGCATCCATGACATAGACGAGCGGTCACCAACCGTTATAAATGGCGGTCACAGCAAAAGAAAGTTGTTGGAAATGACAATGGATAGACTGTTGAAAGTAGGTGTCGTGGAATGATTGAAAAATATCACCAGATGAACGAGCGAATACTTAAACGCAACATAAAGAAGTTTAAAACCGAAGACCCGGAAGCAGCACGAATTCGCCGGGACACATATTGCAAAGTATGCGTGTACAAGGTAGGCCAGGTGAACGGCAACGCAGAGCATTATACCTGCGGATGCGATTATATTGGCAAGACTGGCAAGATCAGACCTTGCGCACCGTCCGAATGTGTGGAGCATGGAATCTTCAGAGAAAGAAGGGGAACAAATGACACTGCTGGAACGTATTAAAACGGCTGACGCATCCGAACTTGCAAGTTTCCTGTGCAAGATGTATGTGCGCTCTGGGACTTGTGACGGCTGCCCGGCTGAAGGGTTATGCAGCTACGGTCATAACGGAATGCTTAACTGGCTGAAGAAAACGGAATGCCGGGAAGATGTTGAGATTTCGTATCTTGTGGAATGAGGTAAAAATATGAGCGAGGTTACACCGGAAGAACAGCGAAAACGGATTAAAAGCATCAATAAACTGTTAAACCGTATCATATCCGACAAAGAGCCGGAATTGACGGAAGAGGAATTTGAGTTAATCATTAAAGCCTTGACGATGTACAGGGCGGTAATACAGATGGATTTATCAAGACACACATAAAACAGACTGCGAGGGCTGACACATTGGAAGAACACAGGAAGAAAATCAAATGCGAGATATGGAACGATTCCATGCAGAATTGGAAATCAAAACCGATTCAGAAAGCACAACTTATTATTGCAGATGTTCCGTATAACGTGGGAACGCAATTTTACGGAAGTAATCCGGTTTGGTATAACGGTGGGGATAATAAAAACGGAGAAAGCAAATTTGCAGGAAAAGCGGCTTTTGCATCTGATTTCAATTTTAACCTCTATGAATATTTTCACTTTTGCTCACAGCTTATGCGGAAGGAACCGACAAAAAGTATTGCAAGGGGTAGGAGTTCGGATGCGCCGTGCATGATTGTCTTTTGCAGTTTCCAACAGCAAGGAACGTTAATCAATGCAGCGGCTAAACATGGATTTATTCATTACATCCCTTTAACGTTCATAAAGAAATCAAGTCCGCAAGCCTTAAAAGCAAACATGCGGATTGTTGGAGCGACCGAAAGAGCTTTGTTATTTTACCGTGGACGTCTTCCAAAATTCCGCAACGGTGCAAAGTACGATGAAGACGGCAGGCCAATCCGGGGAACCGGAAAAATGATTCTGGATTGGTTTGAGTTTGAAAGGGATGGGAAAGACATTCCAAAAATCCACCCGGCACAAAAGCCCGTCAAAGTCTTAAAAAGACTGATTGAAACATTCACAGACCCGGGAGATGTTGTTATAGATCCCTGTTTCGGTTCTGGTTCCACGGGCCGGGCTTGTCTGGAAACCGGGCGGCAGTTTTATGGGTTCGAAATCAACAAAGAATTCTACAAGAGAGCAAAAGAAGAAATGCTTGTGTTACCGGAAAATCAACAAATGACGCTTTACGACATTTTATAATCTGCGAGGGCTGACACATGAACAGAGCAATGAGACGTGCGATGGAACGCCAGAGAAAAAAGGAAACTGTCAGGCTGAGGCCGGATGAAATCAGGAACATAAAAGAGAAAATCACAACCGATACCATAAACAGGACGTTCGAAGATGTGATGCCACTATTTGTCATGTACCTAGTTGAACACTTCCATTGCAAGGAAAAGGGCGTCTTCCGGTTTATGGACTGGTTTGACGCACAAATGAAAATCATTAACGAGGATCCATACAGGTTATATGACTATATCGAACGGTTAAAGCAGGAAGCAGGGGTGCGGATTGAATACGATTAAAAATATAATCATTTCAGTTTTGTTCACCGCTTTAGTATCAAGATACTTTTCCGGGGTGGATTGTTTCACGGAATGGTTATTTACAAGCGTCCTGTGTATGGGTTCCGTGCTTTTGATACTGTCAGAGATTGATTCAGAATGGAGGGCAAGAAAGAGGCGTGAAAAGAAGAAACGAATATATTCGAATAAGGTACGCAGATGGCGTAAAACGTTTGGCTATGTGGTCAAGAGGTGACTGGATTGACTTACGAGCCGCCGAAAGGGTTGTGCTGCGGAAGGGGGACTATAAAAGAATCTCTTTAGGCGTGGCAATGGAATTACCGGAAGGATACGAGGCTATTGTAGCAGCACGGTCAAGCAGCTTTGAGAAATGGGGATTTATCCCGGTAAACGGTATCGGGATAATCGACAACAGTTACAACGGAAATAATGACATCTGGAACTTGCTAGTATACGCAACCCGGGATGCGGTTATCAAGAAGGATGAACGTATAGCACAGTTTAGAATCTTAAAGAATCAGCCTGTAATTAGTTTCAGTGAGGTCGAGGACTTGGGGCATGAAGACCGGGGCGGTATTGGCAGCACGGGGGTTGAATGATGACAAAGGAACAGAAATATCTTGAAGTGCTTGAAAAGGAACGAATAGATTATATACACGCTCTCGGATGGTTAGCGCGTCAAAGCGATTTAGACCAGAGAGCAAAAACGGCAATCAGAAAAGCTATCGACATTGATATGGAATGCATTGACAGCGAAATCCGGGCGTTAAAGAAGAAAGGCGTAAACAATGAGTGACCCAAACAGAAACGAATGCAGTTATTCGGAAAAACCGAACAGCTCTGACTTGATTTACAGACAGGATGCACTAGAAGCACTCCGAACGTGCTATGAAACAGAACGCATTGATTACACAAACGGAGGTGAATATATCAATTACGATCAGGCGGTTCACGAGGTTGAGCAGTTGCCATCCGTACAGCCAGAAATTACAGACGGGCAAGCGATAGAGCATTTGCAAGAATCTGGATGGATGCAAAACCACGATAAGCAGATGTATGAGATGGGGTTGAGAGAGCAGCTTGCTGATGACAGTGACAGCTATGATGCACTTTTGTCATCCGCACAACCAGAGCGGTTGACCGATGATGATTTTGAAACTATCCGTATACATTTAAACGCTTATAAGGAAAAACTTGGTAATCAGCAAAGATGGAAAGAAGCAGAGGAATATCAGCGCATTATTGACCGATTTATGGCATTTGCATCCGCACAGCCAGAAAGGATGAGGGGGAAGTGGATAGATAAAGGATGGAATGGGGACTGGCAATATCAAACGGACGGTCGTGGGAGGAGTTGGCATGAATGGCAATGCTCAGGGTGTAACCATATCACAAAGGGTGCTAAATGGAATTTTTGCCCTCAGTGCGGCGCAGATATGAGAGAAGAAGACAATGGCGATAAGTGAAAAAAAGATGCGAATCGTAATCAATAACTATTTCAAGGCAGAGTGCGATGTTAATACAAGCATCCGTCAGGCTTTTGAAAAAGGCTTTAGGATTGGTGTAAAGAAAGGGCTATCCGCACAGCCAGAACGGAAGATGGGAAAGTGGATATCAACAGATGACGGATGGGACGGAGAATATTTTGTTTGTTCTGTGTGCGGATGTCCGTGGACGCTTATTGAAGGAAGCCCTGAAGATAACGGAATGAACTTTTGCCCAAACTGCGGAGCATACATGAGAGAAGGCGAGAAGGATGAAGTGGATTAATGCAGAACAGCAAGTAACAGTAACTATATATGATGAGGAACACGAAGAATATCTTGATAAAATAATGACTGTTGAAGAAACGCTTGAAGAGGCACAATGACCAACAAAGAAAAGCCGTGTATGTTCTGCGAGGTTATGAAAATAAAACATGGAGTCGTAGACTTTATGCGAGAAAAACAAAGTCCTGAAGAATTGGAAAGGTATGGCGAATATAAAACGGAATATGCTGTTGCTATCATAACACGGTCATGGTATTCGAAAAGCGGAAAGAAGCACGCCACAAGAACAACAGATTATATGTATACAGGATTAGGCTACAAGTTAAATTATTGCCCGGAATGCGGAAAGGAGCTGAAAGCATGACAGACAAAGAACGCAAAAGCTGCATACAAACGATTGAATTATTAAGACGGCTTGCATTTAATGTTCACGGCGTTATGGATATCATAGACGCTCAAAACGTAGATAAAATAATCGAGATGCTAGAAGAACCGGAATCATGTGACACCAAAACGGAAAATGTTTTAAATTCAAACTGGACTGTTTACGGTGATAGAGTCAGGACGGAACTTGAATCGCAAGGAATTACAATGAGAGAACTTGCGGATAGATTGGATATCACACCAATAACATTACATGGATATCTGACAGGCAATCGGATTCCGAGAGGGCCTGTGATTGCACAAACAGCAACGGTGCTTAATGTAACTTGTGATTACCTGATAGGACTGTCGGATGATCCACACAAGACAAGCGAGGAGAATTGATATGACAGATAAAGACAAAGAAGCAACCGACAAACTGAACAAATGGTTATCAGATATTGGATTATCTGAAGAATGTAACAAGGACTATTGCAACATTGAAACCAAAGACAACGAACTGACGGAGTTGATAAAAGAACAGCACCGGAATGAATGAGGGGGGAGTCATGTTCATAAAACTTACAGCGTGGAAAAGCGATTCGAAAGACGGTGAACCGATTTACTTGAACCCTTTAACCATCACGTCAATAAGAGCAGATGCATCAATCACACATGTGGGTACTGTAGACGGTATCTGGTTTGTTATGGAAACGCCGGAAGAGATCATGAGTCAGATTGAAAGCGTAGCAAAGTATTATTCTAGTTTGTACAAAACTCTCGTATTCTGAAAGGGGAAACGTATTGAACAATATATTAATATTCTTCTTAGGCTCCATCTTCGGAACACTCGTTGCTTTAATGGTTTTTGCTATGTTCCACTTAAATGATAACGATTGACACATAATTAACAATCTGATATAATCAAAGAAAAAGAAATCCCTTAGTTACACAAATCTGTGCAGCTAGGGGATTTTTTCGTTTTTCATACTTTTATATCTCCTTTACTCGTGGGGTCGGTTGTTGGTGAGAGCTTCCGGCCCTAAAGATGAAATCATGAAATCATGACGGCAGAAGAATTCTATGGTTCCGGAAGATGGCAGAGACTACGTGCCGCAATACTTAGGCGTGACAAATATCAGTGCCAAATGTGTAAGCGATACGGAAGAATAACGGAAGCGAAAGAAGTCCATCACATAAAACATTTTGAAGATTATCCCGAACTAGCAACGGATCCTGATAACCTAATAAGCCTCTGTAAGGCTTGCCATAATGCACAACATCCGGAAAAGACGGAGAAAGCGAACAGAGGATCCCCCCGGGGTGGTAAATTTTGAAGGGCAGGGCGGCCCAT